TCCCCTGTTGTTCAACAAATACAACGGAATGTTCCATGAGTACTGTACGGCTGTCTATAAGTCGAATCACAGAGCCCCATTGGTTGAGGCTGTCCCTGTGATTGTCCGTTACGCTACGGACACGACTGATCGAATTGTGGATCTTATTCGATGTCTCGCCCCTAAAGCACATTTTAGCGAGAGATGGTACCTCCAGACGGACGTTCATTGGGCAATTTGCTATATGAACGGAACGTGGGGGAAGAATCTCAAGTATCATGTGAATTGGTTGTTCAATCATTATGAAGGATTGACCCAACAGGCGAGGGATCCACTGATCGTTGGTAGAGATGGTGATCTTTGTGGCGGAAAGCCACGCAATGTCCTAATGCAGAGGTTACGCGGCAATTCATTGTCAGCGATGGAGGCACGGATGACCGTGCTCCAAGGTTTCAAAAAATCCCTGCTGCCTCTAGACATTCGCGATTGGAAAGACACCATTGAAGGAACGGCGAAATCGCTCGCTAGAGAACCCTCGGATATGAGGGATGAGCTCTATGGGGAATTGATTCGGACCGGTAACGAGTTAGCTCGGAGGTCCGGAGAAGTTGAAGTTCGAAAGAACTTCACTCTCTCAAAATCAGCCTGCATGGAGAACTCTAGAGCTGAAGGCGGATTCGCTGGAATGTTCCTGAGAGATGAGGGTTGCCGAGGTATTGTTTACCGTATCTCGCCACCGATCCTTGTCGGGGATATTCGTTACCACGATTCTTGTCGTGTCGGCTTGTTGTATTCGCGTTGTCCATATCAATACGCGGATCTTTACAATGAGCTCGGGAAATTCACTCTCTATGAGCGAATGGCGGAGGGAGTTGCTCAAGTCCAAATGCGTGTGATACCTGAACCTTTTAAGTTTCGGGTAATCTCCGTGGGAGAGTTTGACTACTATTCGTATCTCAAACCCTGGCAGACCTGGATGTGGAAGACACTTCAAAAGTTTGAGTGTTTTTCACTTACCGGTGCTGGTGCTGACGATCTTGTCAGTCACGTGGAGAAGATTGTTACACGTTTTTGGGACGTAGGGAGGAAGTTCTTGTCTGGGGACTATAAGGCGGCGACGAATGAATTGTCGTCGTTTGCTTCGATGGTCCTGGCAGAGGCCTGGTTCAAAGACTATCCTGAGTACCTGATGGTGCTCAAAAATAGTCTCTTCAGTTCCGACCTGCTTTTTGATAAAGCACAGCTCGGAGTTCCTGGTCTCATGCCTGTCAAGAAAATTCCTTCTGAAGTTCAAAGTCTGTATGAGGAGAAGCTTGGAAATAACTTCAACCTCTGGGATGACTTGTGTTCTGACGCTATGGATGACTACCTTGATGGTAGAACTCCACAGTATCAGGAACCTGACATCCCCGGTACAGATGATGAAAACTCCTGGAAGGTCGCCCAGTTGTCGATGAATTTAGACATTGAGGCGACCTTGCCCGAGATTGGAGAGATGAATAATGGACAATTGATGGGGCATCCTTGCTCTT